CCTTTCAGGGTGTTGATGCCGTTTTGTACCCACTGGTCGAACTGGCCGGTTTGGGTTGCCTGGGTGAGGAATTCGCCCAGGCGGGCACCTGCCTCTCCCAGATATTGGCCTAGCTGGGGCAAATATGCGGAGCTTGCTGCGCCGATATCCACAATGGCCTGGGTGAGAGGCCCAGCAGCCTGGTTTGTGCCGGCAAACGCTTGCCGGGTATTTTCCAGCATGGTGGCCAGGCCAGTTTGGGAAGCCTCACTGGATAGTGCTGCGATGTTTGCGCGCAGCCCGGTGTTGATTTCACTGGCGATACCGGCCAGGCCGGTCTTCAGCACGGGGAGCTGCACGGTCGCCAGATTTGTGACGTCCTCAGCCAAGCCGTCGAACAGGTTATCTTGTACCGCGAATTTCAGGTCTTGCCACTGGTCGCCCAGGGCCTGCATGGCCAGCACGAATTCTTGTGCTTTCGGGGACAAGTTCGCTAGGGCTTCGGCAAACGGGTCGACGCCACCAGCGGCAGAAGATGCCCCCTTCGCTAGGTTTTCCAGGGCGTCGTCGAGGCGTTCCTGGGCGACCAGCACGTTTTCGTTTGCCTCTAGCAGGGCGCGCTGCGCATCGGCTTCCCCGCGGGTGGCGGCCTCGACTTTTTCCTTCGCGTCCTGAACCTTCTGCGAGCCCTCGATACCGGCGTCGTTCGCTGCCTGCACGTCCTTGGCGAGCTGGTTGTTTTTCTCCCGCACTTCATCGAGGTTTTTTACTGCTTTGCGGTATGCCAGGTCGGCCTCGGCAATATCCAGGCCTGACGAATCCTTATCAGCCTGGGCGTCGATCAGAGATTGACGGGCGCGGGCAACAGCCAGGACGGCTTCTTCTTCCCCTAGGGCTGCGTCCTCCAGCTCACCCTTGAGCTCTTTCAGGTCTTTGACGGCTTCTTTACGGGCGTCGTTGAGGGCGTCTTGGGCTTTCCGGGTGTTCTTCTGCGCGTCGGCTACCCGCTGTTCGGCGTCTTCTACCCGACGATTGGCCTGCACTAGGCCGCGCTCGGCAGACTCCACCTGCCGCTGCAATTGCTTCAGCTTGTCCGCGGTGTCGTCGGCTGCGCCGCCGGCGGATTTCCCCATGGCGGAAAACGCCGCACCCACACCGCTCAGGCCGATGCCTAGGGTGGCCAGGCCGGCCGCGGCAGATGCGGCTATGCCGGGGAGTACGCCCAGTACACCGATCACGCCGGAAGCTGCGGCTGCTACAGACGCCAGGGGGCCGATACAGCCAGCTGCGGCAACGCCAATGATGCCGATGCCGGTTGCTTGAGCTGCCACCATGCCCAATGATGATGCGGCACCAGCAGCCTGGGTGGCCATGGATGACAACCCAGCTGCGGCGCCACCTGTGTCCACGTCGATCTTGGCTTTACGGTCGCGGGCGGCAGCAGCGATCTTTGCTTTCGCTGCCGCGGTATCCGCATCAACCTCAACCGTGGTGTGGCGTTTCTTAGCGGCCTGGTCGATGCGCTCTTTAGCGGGGGCGGTATCAGCATCAACCTCGACGGTGACTTTCTGTGGGCGGGTGAGGTATTCGATACCCGACTTGGCGTCTGTGGTATCTGCCTCGGCCTGGATCGTGAGTTTCTGGTCCCGGCCCAACTGGGCGATCTTCCCCTTGGCCGCAGCGGCATCCACATCCACATCAATCTCAGCGGTAGGGAGGTTCGCCATTTCAGCGCGTAGTTGTTCCCGGAAGTCGCTCAAATCCGGGCGAATCTCCACGCCAAATTGGGCATTGATCCGCTCCAACTCTGCTTTCAGGCGCTTGGAGAACCCCGAAAGATTCGGCCTGATCTCAACCTTTGCGACACCTGCGGTGTATTCAGCCATAACCAACACCCCCCGTTTTTGTTTGTGGTTGTTTAGCGGTTTTCCGCCCGATCCCCGAGCAAGCCCGTGAGCAGATCATTCATGTCGGCTTTCCGCCGCTGCTGCTCCAGGCGGTCAGCGGCAGTTATTGGGCGGGGTGGTGGCGGCAGCGCCGTCTCCAGGCGGGCTGTGATAGCGCACAGGGCCTGAGTGAGTTCAATCAGCTGCGTGAGTTTCGCTTGGGTGCCGGTCCACTCCCGCAGCGACGGGGGCGCATGCGGGTTCTCTTTCCGATCCCGCAGCACCTGCTCCGCTAAATCATCGTCGTCAGCGAGAGCCGCCAGGTAGTGCGACCCTGGCGGCAACTGTTCTAGGAGCTCAATAAATGTCGCCCAATGCCGTACGCCACACAGGAAATCATCGAGGTCGATATTTAGATAGTGGTGGAGATCCCACCTAATCTCCGGCCCGTACTTGTTGATGAGGCCGGTTACATAGGGAAAGTGACCAGCTCGTCAACGATTCCCTCACCGTAGAAGTGTGCTTGGATGTCGATGAACACGCCGATGGCTACTTCCTCAGCGTCATCGCCGACACTGTTCAGGGCAGCCAGGAAGCGGCGGTAGTCATCCTTGAAAAGGAGTCGCAGCACACCGGTGGCGTTGCCGGCGCGGGACATCTCCTCAATAGCAAGCCGATCAGTGTAGACCGGCTTTTGGATCTCAATCGGCGGTGTGAAACCATACTCCTCACCAAGCACAAACGGGTCATCGGTCACAAACGTGCGGCGGCGATGCCCGGCGCGGTTTTGCATGGCCATGCCGCGGGCGCGGAATTTTTCAAACCGGTCCCCTGCCAGATCCGTGGCCTGGGCAGCCTGAGGCTTTTTCGTGGTACTGGTTGTGGTTTTTCTTGGCATGATTTATTTGTCTCCATTCATGGGGGCGTTGAAAAAACCGCGGTAGGCGATAGTGCTTACCGCGGTGATTGATGGGGATTATCCGGGCTTTAGAGTAGGGAGCCCATCTTTGAGTAGGGGGTGACCTGCACCCGGTGAGCACCAGTGAGGGAGGTGAGTACCTGGTCTACGGACGTGGGGCTTGCTGACCATAGCCCTAGTGCGGTGCGGATCCGCCCCGGCCACTGCCTATCCAACTCGGTAGACAATGCTGTGGCTTTCGCCTCATCGCCGGTCGTGTAGTAGGCCCACACTTGGAGCTCGTCAGCAACCCGCAGTAGCTTGGAATAGTCATGGCCACTGCCCACATCCCCGGCTACCGGGGTGGTCCAGTTTGCGCGCACGTCCATGATGAGGGGGATGCCGCCGGTCAGGCCGCGGCAATGGCCGATGAAATCGGCCATCTTCGTGGTCAGCCACTCCTGGTATTCCTTGCTCTCATGCGGGGTGCCATCGCCCCGACGCGGCCAGTCGGTGGCACCGGTATCGCTCTTGTATAGGGTGAGGTCGTGGGCGGAGAACGACCCGGAATCCCAAAACAGTTCGGTGATGATGATGCCGTCAATCAGGTCCCCGTACTCGGCGGCAACCTGGGCAACAGCACCGCCGAGCATGTCCCGGATATCACCTGGGTTGGTGAGTGCCGCGGGTGATGGCATGTCCCGGATAGTGCCGTCCCGGGAAACAGCCTTCCACTCGGGCTGTTTCCCCAGTGTGGTGGAGATCATCATGTCCAAGGTGAGGAAAATGTTCTCGATCCCAGCAGCCCGGAGGGTGGTGATGGTGTCCCGGATGGGGTTTTTCCCAGCGTCGATAGACACCCGCTCTGGGTGGGCCGGCCATGGGAAGAGTGTCCATTCGGGGCGGCCCACAGCCAGGTCAATCGTGTTGTAGCCCTTCGCTATGGCCTTCTGGGCGATAGTCGCCCAGTCGCGGTCAGCCGCGTTCGAGGTGTCTTCCCACCCAACACCAATGGCGCGGGTTTTCACTCCTGCCCGGTCGGCAAGCCTGCCCCGCAGGGCAGACTGCTGTACTTGTTCACGCACAGTGCTGACGGGTTTCGTTTCTAGTGCGGTGAGCCGCTTAGTGATCGGCCCAAGATCAACTGGGGGTTGGGCTTTGAGGGCTTCGGTGACTGCGGTTTTGATAGCCTGCGGGTCGACCTGCGCGGGCTGGTCTTTCAGCTTTTCCAGGCTAGCAACCCGGGTTTTCAGGCTTTCACTAGCGACGGTCGCAGCATCAGCGGTGACGTGGGCTGATTCGATGCCCTGCTCGATACGGTTGAGCCGCTCCGCCGACAAAGGGGTTTTAGGGTCGTCGTTGTTCCAGGTGTTACGGGCATACGCCATGATTCCTCCTTGCAGTTTTATGGGGCGGCGGTTGGTAGGAGCCCTCGCCCAGGTAAGGTGTTGTTACCGGCGAGGGCTAGGAGGGGTCCTTAGTGACCTCCACCGTCTTCGGGAAACCACCACCGGTGAGGTCAGTGGCGGCAACCG